CCCTGCTCGGCCTGCGCCGCCGGGACCGTCCGGACGGGACCTGGGACGCGACCTGGGGCGTCTACCTGGTCGCGCAGAACGCCAGCGGCGAGCGCGCCCGCCGCCGCGGCGACCCCGCGACGATCGACGACTACGAGATGGTGCAGGTGGCGATCGCGGCGCTCGATGGGTGGGCCCCGGCCGAGGCTGCGGGCGAGGTCGAGGTGACGCAGGTCGAGCAGTTGCAGGCCGACGCCTTCGAGAAGCTCGGCCGCACGGTCTACGGCCTGGTGGCCGAGGCCGCGGTCGAGATGCCGCGCGGCGTGGCGCCGGACGGCCTGTCGCCCTTTGTCACCTTCGATGCGGCCTGGGACGTCCCGCCGCATGGCAATGTCGGGCGCCCGCCGCCGCCGCCCGCTGACGCAGCGCGCGATGCCGGCGACCGCATCACCCTGGCGCAAGCATGACCCGGATCCGCGTCCGCCCCGCCAGGCCGAACCTCTTGATCCCTGACCCGGACGGGCCGGCGACCGACCGCTGGCTGCCGCCAGAAGGCCGGGCCGTGCCCGACACCGAGTACTGGCGCCGCCGGCTGGCCGACGGCGACGTGGTCCCCTCGTCCCCGCCCCGCGCCGCGCGCCCGCGCCGCGCAGAACAGGAGTAGCCCGTGTCCGGCTCCATCAGCTTCAACGCGATCCCTGGCTCCATCCGTGTGCCGGGCACCTATGTCGAGATCGACAACAGCCGGGCGCTGCGCGGCCTGACGGAATGGCCCGCGCGCGTGGCCATGCTCGGCCAGAGGCTGGCCACGGGCACGGTGGCGCAGGCCACGCCGGTGCGCGTCACCGATGCCGGCCAGGCCCGGACGTTCTTCGGCCGGGGATCGAACCTGGCGCATATGTTCGAAGCCTGGTTCCGCGCGAACCCGGCCACCGAGGTCTGGGGCGTGGCGCTGGATGACAATGGCGGCGGCGTCCAGGCCGTCCGCACGATCACCGTCACCGGCACCGCGACCGCGTCTGGCGCCATCGCCCTGCTGGTCGGCGGGCGGCGGGTCGAAGTCGGCGTCCCATCCGGCACCGCCGCCGCGGCAGTGGCCACGGCGATCCACGCCGCACTGGCTGCCGCGCTCGACCTGCCCATGACCGCCACGGTCGCCACGACGGTGGTGACGCTGACGGCGCGGCATCGCGGGCTGATCGGCAACGACATCGACGTCCGCCATTCCCCGCTGCCCACGGACGCGCTGCCGGCCGGCATCACGCTGGCGATCGCCAATGGCGCGGCCGGGACGCTTAGCCCCACGGTGACCACCGCGCTGGATGCGCTCGGCGATGTCTGGTTCACCGACATCGTCACGCCCTGGACCGACGCGACCAGCATCGCCGCGGTCGAGGCGCGGCTGGCCACGGCCTTCGGCCCGCTGGTGATGCGCGACACCCATGCCTGGGCGACGGTCTCGGGCACATTCAGCGATCTGACGACCTACGGCGCCGCGCGCAACAGCCCGCACGTGACGGTACTGGGCGTCCGTGGCAGCCCGACGCCACCCTGGGAATGGGCGGCGACGCTGGCCGCCGTGGCGGTGCCCGCGCTGGCGATCGACCCGGCCCGCCCGGTGCAGACCTTGGTGCTGCCCGGCGTGATCGCGCCCAGCATCGCCCAGCGCTGGACCTGGACGGAGCGCGACCAGCTGCTGCGCGTCGGCATCGCCACCTGGCGCGCCAACGACGCCGGCCAGTGCTTCATCGAGCGTGCGGTCACGACCTACCAGACCTCGCCCGGCGGCGCGGCCGACATCAGCTACCTGGACGTCGAGACGCTGAAGACGCTGGCCTACCTGCGCTACGACCTGCGGCAGCTGATCGCGCAGCGCTTCCCGCGCCACAAGCTCGCCGACGACGGCACGACCTTCGCGCGCGGCCAGGCGGTGGTGACGCCCGGCACCCTGCGCGCCGAGATCATCGCCCGCTTCCAGCAATGGGAGGCGGCGGGCCTGGTCGAGGGCGTCGAGCAGTTCAAGGCCGACCTGATCGTGGTCCGCAACACGACCGACCCGAACCGGGTGGACGCGCTGCTGCCGCCCGACCTGGTCAACCAGTTCCGCGCGCTGGCCGCGCAGATCGAATTCCTGCTGTAAGACGGGGGGGAAGCAGACATGCCGAAGTTCCTGGGCCGCGCGACGATCCGCGCCAATGGCCAGGTCATCGAGACCGCGCGAGGCGCATCGCTGGACGTGGGGGGGGTCAAGCGCAACCCGGTCGTCTCCGGCCGCCTGGTCGGCTACGCCGAGGAAACGGTGCCCGCGATGGTCGAATGCGAGACGAGCCTGCGGGAGGGGATGTCGCTCGCCACGCTGCGGAACCTGACAGGTGCGACGGTGATCTTCGAGTGCGACACCGGCCAGCGCTTCGTCATCGCCGACGCGTTCATCACCGACACGCCGACGCTGCGCGACGGCGAGGGCGGCCAGGTGGCGCTGAAATTCGCCGGGCCCGGCGCGGAGGAGGTCCAATGACCTCCGCCGCACCTTGGCCGATTGATGTGGGCGCGCCTTGGGCGCGACGCGCGGAGGAGGTCCAATGACCTCCGCCACCATCATCACCCTGCGCCAGCCGATCGAGCTACGCAGCACCCGGACCGGAGAGGTCGTCAGCCGCATCGCGGAGTTGACCCTGCGGCCGCTCACGCTCGGCGACCTGGTCGCCGCGATGGACGCGGCGGGCGGCGGCAAGGCGGCCGGCACGATGACACTGCACCTGGCGGCGCGCAGCACCGGCGTCTCGGTCGCGGACCTGGAGGGCCTCGGGCTGGAGGACGGCGCGGAGCTGCTGGAGGCGGTCGCGGGTTTTATGCCGGCTGGCCTCGGGACTGGCCCGGCCACCTCGAAGCCGCCGCAGGCGCGTTCGGGATCGCGGCCGACTGGCGCGACTGGGGACCAGCCGAGCTGACATTCTGGGCCGCCCGCGCCGCCGGGTGGCTCAGGCGCACCACCAGGGAGTAGCCGGACGTGGCGCTAAAGCTTGAAATCCTGCTGCAGGCGATCGACAGGATTTCCGGGCCGGTCCGCCGTGCGGCCGCGGCCGTCGCCGCGCTCGGGCGCAGCGCGCAGGTCGAACGCCTCGGCGCCGCGCTCGGCCGTGTGGCCAATGCGACCGGCCAGGTGGCCAGCCGCCTGGCCGTGATCGGCGCCGGCGGCGCGCTGGCGGCCGGGGCCGGCATCGCGGTGGCGGGGCGATCGGCGCTGCGCGGGGCCGCGGAGATGGAGCGGTTCGCGATCACCCTCGAAGTGGTCGAGGGCAGTGCGGAGGCCGCGCAGCGCTCGCTCGCATGGGTCAGCGACTTCGCCCGCCGCACCCCGTTCGAGGTCGCCGAGGTGACGCGCGCCTTCGTCGATATCCGCAACCTGGGGCTCGATCCGACGCGCGGGTCTTTGCAGGCGGCCGGCGACGCGGCCAGCGTGATGGGGACGCGCTTTGAGGAATCGGTGGTCGCCATGTCCGCCGCGCTGCGCGGGGAGATGGATCCGCTTGAGCGCTTCGGCGTGTTCGCACGGACCGAGGGCGAGAACATCGTCCTGAACTGGGACGCCCACGGCCGGCAGATGGTGGCGGTGGTGGAGCGGAACAACCGCGCCATGCTGGCGCAGATGATCCAGACTGCGTGGGAACAGAAGTTCGGCGGCGGCATGGACCGCCTGAGCCAGAGCTGGGACGGCATGATGTCGAACCTGGCCGACGCGTGGTCGCGCTTCCAGCAGATGATCATGAACAGCGGCGTGTTCGATTGGCTGCGTGATCGGCTGGAGCGGCTGCTGCGCCAGATCGACCGGCTGGCGTCCGACGGGACGCTGCAGCAATGGGCCGACAGGATCGCGGCGGCGGTGATCCGCGTGTTCGAGGCGCTGGAGAGGCTGCTGACCGACGGGGACCTGCTGGGGCGGCTCGGCCGGGCGATGGGCGTCGTCGGGGATGCGTTCGATCGCGTGCATGCGGTGCTGTCGCCGATCATCGGCCCGTTCGGCGCGCTGGAGGCCGCGCTGGCGGCGATCGCCCTGGTGCTCACTGGCCCGCTGATCGCCGCGCTGGCGTCGCTGACCGCGGCGTTCGTGTCGCTCGGCATCGCGCTCGCCACGACGCCGATCGGCTTGGCGGCGGCCGGGCTGGCGGCGATCGCGGCAGCGGGCGTCGCGATCTACCAGGGGTGGGATGGCATCGCCGACTGGTTCGGCCGGCAGATGGACGCAATCAGCGCGGCGGTGCAGCCGGTGGCGGACGCGATCAGCGGCCTGCTGTCGCTGCGCGAGAGGCTGTCCGGCACCAGCCCGACCGGCCCGGTGAACGACCCTGCCGCCCAGGCGCGGCGCCGCGCGAACCAGCGCGCGGGCGGTGCGCAGCGGATCGAGGGCTGGGATGATGACGGCCCGGCGATCGGCGACCTGCCGCAGCTGATGCGCGTGCCGTCCGGCCCCGCCGCGCCACCGGGCGACCGCGTGGATCTCGGCGGCACGCTGCGGGTGCGGATCGAGGATGGCCGCGTCACCGCGACCGGCCGCATGAACGACCCGCGCGCGCGGCTGGACGTGAACCAGGGCGTGGCGGCAGGCGCGCCATGAGCGGCTCGCTCGCGGGGCTTGGCGCCGCAATCATCGGCAGCGGCACGGTCGGCGGCAGCTTCGCCCGCTTCCTGCGGCCGGCCAGCCTGCGCGGCGTCGGCTTCTGGGTGGACGCGTCGGACGACAGTGCCGGCCGCCGCTGGGTGACGCACGAATTCCCCGGCCGCGACGATCCGTGGCACGAGGACCTGGGGCTTGGCGTGGACGCCATCGGCGTCGAGGGGCTGCTGATCGGCGACGACGTGACGCGCCAGGCCGACCGGCTGCGCCGTGCGGCGCGGGCGGCGGGGCCGGCGCGGCTCGTGCATCCCTGGTACGGCTCGATCCAGGTGGCGGTGCTCGGCTGCGACCTGTCGTTCGATACCGGCCAGGGACGCGTCGCCCGGTTCCGCCTGCGGCTGCAGCGCTACGGCGCGCAGCCCGCGCCGGCCCTCGGCGGCGGGCTGATCGCGCGGGTGCTGGACGCGGTGGACGACGTGGCGTCGACCATCGCGGACACGCTGGCCGAGCTGCGCGGCGCGCTGGCGCTGCCGGACGCGGCGATCGCGACCGTGCTCGGGATCGCGGGCGGGCTTGGCACCGCCATTGCCGGCGGCCTCGGCGCGGCGGGGCTGGCCACGGTGCTCGGCAGCACGGCCGCCGGGCGGGCGATCGCGGGGCTATCCGGCATGCAGGCCGGACAGGTCACGCCGACAGCGGTGGCGGCGCAGGCCGGCGCGGCGGCCGCGGCCATCGCCGCGCTGCCGCCGGATGCGGGCGCCAGCCCAAATGCGCCGCTGCTGGCGCTGCTCAGCCTGGCGGAGGCCCCGGGCCTGGTGGCGGTCCCGGCTGATCGCAGCACGCCGCAGGCGGCCCTGGTGGCGGACGTGGCCAGGGAGATCGACGTCGCGGTCAGGGCCGAGCTTGCAGCGCGGGCCGCGGCGGCGGCGCTAGCCGCAGGCTGGGACAGCCAGGACGACGCGATGGCGGACCGCGACCGCCTGGCCGCGGCCCTCGACGCAGCGGGGGAAGGCGCGGCCGTGGTCGGCTGGGATGATGCGTGGCGGGCCCTGGCGGCGCTGCGCGCGGCCAGCCTGGCCGAGATCGCGGCCCGCGCCGCGCCGCTGCCGCGCCTGCGCCGCCTGACGCTGCCGGCGGCGCTGCCGGCCTGCCTCCTGGCCTATGACCTGGATGCCGATGCCATCGGCAACGTGTTCGTGCGCGGAGAGCAGATCGCCGCCCGCAACGGCGCGCGGCATCCCGGGTTCCTGGCCGCGGGCGGGCCGATCGACGTGCTCGTGTAGCCACAAACCTGTTGACGCGCGCCTGCTGCACGGCGGCGAGCACGGCGCGCTGGCGGCCCGCGCGCAGCGGGTCGGTGTCTCCTACGACAGCCTGCGGCACATGGCGGCTGGGCGGCGCCTCATCCGCTCCGGCCTGGCCGCTGAAATCGAACGGCTGGTGCTGACGGTGCCGCGCACCGTCACGCTCGGCATCCTGCCCGCCGTCCTGCCGCCGGACGTCGACCGTGACGGCCCCTGGCCGACGCGGCGGATCTGCTGAGCCTCCCCCAGCCCTAGGCCGCCCACGCCCGTGGGCGTGCCGCGCCCCCCCCCGCGCGCGCGATGCTGGCGGCCATGTCGTCCTCACTGACCAGTCCTGGCGTTGCCGG